ATTTCTTGATATAATAAAAAAAGATATGTGTTGCATCTGCCTCATTATCATCAACTGGAGTGGTCTTCCAGCGTAATTGACAGAACTTCATCATCATTTCTTTAGTCGCATTGCCATTTCCAGTAGCCCATTTTTTTACTGTTTTTGGATTAATGAAGGTTGGCTCTGGTAAATCCAATGTGTCGCATATTTCCATCAGTATGCCTCTGAACTCAGATAGTTTTCTGGTGTCTGTGAAGTGATTATTGACGCTCACATCCTCAGCAACTATCACTTTAATGTTATGCTTTGTGATAAACTCAATTAATGTGTTGCGGAATGCAGCGTGTTGTTTGTTGTTGTTTCGCCGCATAGATTCGGTAAAATTCCATGTGCCGCTACCGTGCATTGAGTAATATCCTGTATGTGTGGCAATATCTAATGCCAACACATTTTCTCTTGTCACTCTTTCTTCACTTTCATGTTGATTAACCATTAATAAATGATACACCGTTTTGTTTGTTGACTACCAATTTGTATGGATAGTTCTCGGCAATATTACCGTGACTAACCACCAGTGACGTAATCTGGAGTGAGTTAAGTGCCTCAAAGATATTTGCCAATCCTGATTCATCGGTGGCATCTAAGATCTCGTCCAATACGAGCAAATCAAGGCCCCTACCTTCTGCACAGTTTACGTTAGTCAATTTGTGCATTGCCAAAATATTGGCCAAGTTTACTCGTGCTTTCTCACCTTCAGAGAATTTATCAAACGAGCCACAATCAACTCCGTCTCGAATCAGTGAAATAGAAATCTTATCTCTAATTTTACCGGATTTCAAAACAGTATAACCTGAAAATGCAATTCGTATATCGCTACCAATACGTTCAAGAAACTCATTCGTAATTCTACTAAGGTCATTGATCTTTGTATTCGCCAAATGGGTTTTGAACTCAATGAAAGTAGCTTCCTGAGCTTTATAATCTGCCAACTTTGCTGCAACCTCTTCTTGGTGCACAATCGCCTTATTCCACTCTTCCTCATAACGCTCTTTGCTTGCTTTCAAGTTGTCAATCAAATCAGTTGCGGAAGATTCTTCAATTTCCTTGATTGCCTCTTCGTATGACTTAATGGCACCATCAGCATTCTGGCGACTGATTTCTGCATTCTGAGATTCTGTTTCACAACCTTTGATTGCAATATCAAGAATCTCGAATGCTTTGTCGAATAGTTCAAGACGAATATCAGTAATCTCCTTTGTTATTTTGTCGATGCTTCCAGTAATAGAGAGCAACGAAGAAGAGATACGGTTTAATTCAGCCTGAGCATTGTTCACTAATACTTGTGCATTATTTACCTCTGCACTCATAGTAGCTTTCTGTTCAGCGAGAGTATTGTATGATTTGCGTTTGTTACGACCTTGTTCTGTAATGTCATCAACTTGCTTGCATTTATCATCAAACTCTTGCTTCGTGTCCTCCAGCTCATCTTGCTTGTCTGACACCTGCTTGCGTACACCTTCAATATCAACATCTCCAGCCAAAGTAAACTCATGTGAACATTTAGGGCACATGATCACTCCTGCCAACTGCGCTTGCAATGACGCAATAGTTCGCTCAATTTGCTGACGCTTTCGTTGCAGCTTTGCTTGCTCTTCTTGCAACTCCTCAACAGAACGAGCCAACCGTTGCATTTCTGCTTTTAGAGTGCTTGACTGAGAATTGTATGTTGCTTCAAATTGCTCATACTGCGCTTTGATGCTATTAAGCGACTTGGTTATTGCTGCCAATTCCTTTTCTTTAGCTTTAGCGTCCTTTTGCAATTGCTTATGTGTTGCATGAAGTGAATCAATTTGAGTAATCAAACTTTCAACTCGCTTCACATAATCTGGCAAACTGGATAATCCGTGTTGTCCAAACAATGTGTTTATTTGAATTTGCAGTTCTTCAATCACTTTACTTGATTTCTCCAGCTTCTGCAATTTAGCATCTACTATATCCAGTGCATCCAAACGCTCATTATTCTTGCTAATGATGCTATTTTGTTCACGGATGTATTCGCGCTTGTTTGCAATCTTGTCTTTCAATTCTGCAATACGTTTGCTCTTATTCTGTGACTTTTCAGTAGCCTCAGCCAACTCAGTTGCAATCTGTTCACTGATTGCCGATACTTTACCAGAAGCCATCGCTACATTGCCTTCAGCAGATTTTAACTCTTCTTGTATAGGAGCCATATCTGCTTGTAGAATTGCTAAAGACTCGTCAACCAAAATACCGTTGCTAAAACGATTAATGATTTCCTTTTTGTCCTTATCAGAACTGGAAAGGAAAGAAGTGTATTTATGCTTAGATAAAATAAAATTGGCATAAATCTCTTCTTTTGTGAGTCCAATAGTGTCAAGGATGTATTTGTTATAATCTGCAACAGAAGCCTGAGCTACATCTTCACAGTCAGTATCATAAGGACCTGTCTGCTTGATGACTTGAATGACCTGCGGTTGCTTTCTTGATAACTGGCGATAAATGGTAAGTTGTTCACCCAGCATATCATTTTTGAGAATCGCAGAAATAACAGCCTCGTTTTCATTGTCGTTAATGATTTCATCAACGCCAACCTTACGCAACGGGCTTCCAGTCAATACAATTGCAATCGCCTCTATAAGAGCTGATTTCCCAGATCCATTAGAAGCCTGGGAGTCGTTGTCTAAGTTGTTGCCAAAAATCAATGTGGTTCGTTGCTGTTGAACATCGTAATCAAGTTGCCTAAACGCACAGAGATTTTTAGCGTGTATATGTCTTAATGTCCACATATCAATCAATTTTATCAAGGTACTTTAATCCCATTTCAGAAGAAATCTCTTTACCGTCACAAAAGCCTACATACTCTTTTTTAATTCCGTTTTTATCAAATTTTTGATCCAAACTATGAGAGTCTACTTCTGTGATTTCAATGCGCTCTGTCACAATTTCTACCTTCGTAGCACCAGCTTCAATAAGTTTCTGCTTGTCGATACTGGACACTTCTGTCGTGTCACAGTTGATACGAGCTTTAACCTTATATTTGCCTGATTCTTTCAGTTCGGACAATTGCTCCAGTAATTGAACATTTACCTGAGATAAAGAAAGGTCCATTACCTTATATCTGGTGTTCGCCTGGTTTTCCACAAACTCATAACTACCATCAGTATAGAGAATCGTGTAGCCTTTCGCTTCGTCCTCTCCGAAATTGTGTTGACGAGAACTGCCAATGTATTCGATATTAGTTCCTTTAATTTTGCAACGGTTATGGTAATGCCCTACCAATACAGCATCAAAGTCTTTGAATATTTTACTGGGAAGTTCTTTTTCGTTTGCAGTTGCCAATGCGCCATTTATACCTTCATGAATATACAGCACATTATGCCTCCTATTATCGAAATCATTTTCCAGAATTTCATTAAGGCGTTTAATGAAGCTGCCGTCTTCTGGGAAGTAGCTCATGACATATAATGTCAGATTATCACCATATTCAAGTGCTGTATAATCATCCACAATATATACATGTGGGTATTCACTAAATATATGGCTATAACCAAGCAGCGATTCTTGATCTACCTTATCGTGATTACCTTCAGCCAACGTAACGTCTATGCCAGCATTTGTAGCCTTGATAATAGCCTGGCGAACCGCTAATAATGTACTGAGAGTTTGAGAAGAACGAGAAAGCCACAAATCGCCTCCAACTATAATTTCTGGAATATCACGCTTTTGACAGATTTCAACTGCCTCATCCCAGTTTGCATGAAATTCAGCAATGTTATCTTTAGATGTGTGTATGTCGTTGATTAACAACGCACATGGAATTTTACTAACTGACATAATTCAAGTATTAAAGGGCACGCCAACTTAATGACGTGCCCGATGAATAATGTGGTTATCGTCTTCTCGCTGGACGTGCAGCACGTCTTTCTGTACGGACAGCGGGTTCGTTAGTATCATCACTACGTTGTCTGCGTGTAGGAGCAGGAGCTGTATCTGCTGGTTCATCGTCATCCTCTTCCTCCTCTTTTGCAGGAGCAGGAGCAGAACGTCTTGAAGGAGCAGGAGCTGGAGTTTCCTCTTCCTCCTCTTCTTTCTCAGCAGGAGCAGCACCGCTATCACCAGCCAATGCGTCTTCAATTTCGTTCAAGAGGTCAAGATTAGTCTTGGTGCGGCCCAATGTGATGTTCAAGCCGTTATCCTCAATGTACTCCTTGATTGACACGCGGAGATTGCGGCCCTCATCTGACTTATCATCAAGACCTTCGTCATCCAACTGCTGCCACTCGTTCCAAAGAGCGTCAAGACCATTCTCGTCATTATTAGCAGAAGCGTTTTTAGCATCGCCACCACCAAGAGTGAAGTGAGACTGGTCATCAGCCGGCAATGCAAGTTTGATAGTCTCAATACATTCTTTAATAGCCTCTTCTTTCATGACTTCAATTCCCAGTTTCTCGTCCATCTGCTTCAAGAATGCGATAGTAGCCTCCAAGTGGAAACGGTTATAACGGTACAATACCTCCGGCAATCTTGGTGCATCCAACAAGGTCTGCAATTCGTTCTCACTCAATGAATCTGTTTCTGAGAGTGTGTCGATATTGAAAGAATACTCGGTCTTCTTTTTCTCAGTCTTACGTGTAATCTCTAAAGCGTATGCATCTGTGATAGATGAAATAGGACAAGGAACTTGGCCGTTCTTAGACAGTTTAGCCCATAGCTTCAACTTGCGATCTTCCAGCTCTTTATACTGTGCGTATGAAAGCTGAAGGATTTGCAGGCCATCGCCACGCTTATCCAAATCATACACGTACATACAACGCTTAGAATCCCACTTCAAACCACCGTTGAAACTTGACTCCTTCAATTTCTTGCACAAGGCTTCGTCATCAGCATACAAATCGCAAGCTGTTGAAACGTATGTGTCAATAAGGTCAGCTGGGAGGTTGGGGAACGCATATTTTGCGTTACAAACATTGACGAATGTGATTTTTGGCTTACCCTTAGCGTCTTTCTTGCTGTCCTCAATCTTCAGCACAAGTTCCTTAACAGGGTACTCGTAACCCTTACGTTCCAATGTCGCGTTACCTTCTGCGTCAATTACTGGAGCCAAAGGAAGAATACGCACAGTGTATGTGCCATCCTGTGAAAAGCGAAGATACGCTGCTCTGTTACCACTTTCGTCATTTGACTTCTTCTTTGCCTCTTCAAATGTCTCTTGGTGAAGGGCAAAAATGTCCATAGCGGACATCATTTTTACTTGTTCCGTACTCATAAGAGTTGATGATGTTAAATTTTTCGAGAATGATTTTTCCACATTTCAGCGTATGCTTCAGCATAAAGTTCTCTTGCTTCGGCTTCTTTAATCTCCTCCCTTGTTGGGATTTTGATATTCCACTGAGTTGCAGCGTGATGAATGATTTTCTCAATAACATCATCCATCTCAATTGATTTGTCGTTTTTAAGGTCGAAATATTCGTACTTTTCGCCTTCGATTGTACAGGTATGAATTGGTGCATATACTTCTTCAAAGTACCTGTATAGGGCATCTACTGGAGGGTGGTCAGGTAAACCATCAGAAATGGTTCTTAACACAACCCCAAATAGATACTTCAATTGAGGTAAAGAGCGATTCTTTTGTTTGTCAAATATGAGAAATTCATATTCTCCATCTGGCAAATTGTCCAGCGAATCTAACTCATGTGTGTCGGCATCGCCTTCTCGGACCGTGACAATGCCCTTAATCTTAATCATTACATAGAGCGTGTTGATTAAATTGTGAGACAAAGGTACATATTTTATTTCAAACTATGCTAATAAATGGCAAACATTTTATAATTAAATTTGCTATACATTTTTTATAAGGCTATATTTCAATGTATTACAAAAATATATAATTCATTTGCACATATATCAAAATAGTGTTTTAGTTTCTATGATGCGTTGATTAGTAGATCCTCGCCATTTCAAATTTGGAACCGCGAACTGCTCCATATATGGGCCATCAACTATTACGTCAACATAATGCAACACTTCTTCAAAATGCTCTTTTATATGCTCGATTGTGTAACCTGACCACATCCAGATAGTTTTATGTGGATATTGTGCCTTAATCATCTTGCATAATTCCAAAATACCTTCGTATTGCATCAAAGGCTCACCTCCCAGTATGGAAATGTTGAAATTATCCACATTCAAACTATCACACACATCTTTTACAGACATCTGGAGGCCGGAATTAATATCCCATAACTGTTTGTTGTGGCACCCTGCACATCGTATAGGGCATCCCGAAACATATAAGGCATTGCGTAACCCAACCCCATCAACAGAGGTTGAGTACGCAATTTTGGCTATAAATAAGTTCGTTGCCATTAGTCGTGAGTTACGCGGTCTTCCAATTCAGCACGTTTACCAGCATTCCATCTGTCAGTAGTTCCGACTAAATACCCAGTAATACGTTGCAACTTATCAATAGCCTTGCTTCCGCAGTTTGGACATATTTTCAAATCTTTGGAAGCATCCTCATATCCACAATTCAAGCAACGATTTCGATTGTGATTGATAGAGCCATAACCAATACCATACTTGTCAATCAAATTGACAATATCCATAATGGCTTCTACATTATGAGTAGCATCTCCATCCATCTCAACATAGAAGATATGGCCACCACCAGTTAAAGCATGGTAAGGAGCCTCTATTTGAGCCTTATGCTCGGCACTACACTTGTAATAAACCGGAATATGGTTAGAATTGGTATAATACTCTCTATCGGTTACGCCTTCGATAATGCCATATTTAACCTTATCTTTTGCTGTAAACTTACCAGCCAATCCCTCTGCTGGCGTTGCCAAAACAGAATAGTTCAAGTCATAGTAGTCTGCTAATTTACCAACTTGTTCACGTAATCTGGAAATAATACGTAGACCTAATTCTTGCGACTCAGCGGATTCTCCATGATGCTTACCGGTTAAAGCAACCAATGCTTCTGCAAGACCGATAAATCCAATTCCGAGAGTACCATGTTTTAATACCGGGCGAATCTCATCTTCTGATGATAAAGCCTCAGAGCCAATCCACATACCAGACATCAACAACGGGAACTGTTTTGCCAAGGCGGTACACTGGAATTTGTATCGCTCATACAATTGCTTACCTGCAACAACGACAGCTTGGTCAAGTTTTAGCATAAAATCTTCAATAGGATTAGGACTATTTTGTACTGACAATGCCAATCCTGGAAGGTTCAATGTTGAGAACGATAGATTTCCGCGAGCAATTGAAGTCTTTTCCCCAAAACGATTTTCAAACACACGTGTTCTGCATCCCATTGTAGCAACCTCATACTTGTATCGCTCAGGATCTGTAGCGGACCATTTTTCATGACGATTAAACGGCGCATCCAGATTTACGAAATTGGGGAAGAATCGCTTTGCTGTTACCTTACAAGCAAGCAAATATAAATCATAATTTGGATCGCCTGGTAAGAAGTTCACCCCACGTTTCTTTTTCCAGATTTGAATTGGGAAAATAGCAGTAGAATGATTGCCAACGCCATCGTATGTCGAATTAAGTGTCTCACGAATGATACAACGGCCTTCTGGTGAAATATCTGTACCATAGTTGATAGAGCTGAACACAACCTGATTACCTCCACGACTATGAATGGTATTCATATTATGGA